ATTCTATGGACAATGTCACAATCAAAATGGTACCGGCGGCAAGAATGAAGACAGCATACGATTTTACCGAAGGGTTCAAGCCTGCATCAGAAGCAAAACAGATAAATGCGATCCTGATTCATACATCTTGTGTGGTGTGCAGGGATAAATATTCTTACATCAGACTGTTTACTCCGGGGCATGATTCAAGAGTAGGTGACGGATATCTTTATCAGAACAGAAACTTTGGTGACCTGTTCCTGTTAGAGAAGAAAATTGAGGGCTGTTCTATGAATGTAAGCCAGTAAGGAGGGTATGATGAAAGCGGTGAAAGAAAACAGGGAATATACAATCTCTGAAACGGAAAAAGATTATTACAATGCAAAAGGCTTTGATATTCTGGACGATAGCGGAGAGGTTATTGCTTACGGAAAAGGAAAAACCGTATCATATGATGAATATGCGCGTGTTGTAAAAGAGCTGGAAGCATTAAAAGCGGATAAAAAGACAAAGGCAGCAGCAAAGGAGTAAGCCTATGGCATATGAAAGCTATGCAGACGAAATCTATTATAAAAACGTCTACGGCGGTGATGTAATTGCAGATGAATTTCTGAATAAGGCACTAAAGACAGCCAGCAGACATATTGATACCCTTACCTACAACAGGATTGCAGGCAGGGGTATTTTTTCGTTGACGGAATTTCAGCAGGATATTATCAGGGAATCGGTTTGCAGGCTTGCGGATTTTGAATCGGAAAATGCAGACATGATACAGTCGGTTTTACAGCAGTATGCCATAAATGGTGTGTCCATGACATTTGGCAGTTCGTGGAATGTGCAGGTACAAAACGGCGTGGCGATAAGCCGCGCCGATTATGCCTTTCTATGCCAGTCAGGGCTTTGCTGTGCCAGTTTAGGAGTGTAAGCAATGAAATATCCATGTTTGATACAAAAACGCTTCTGTAAGACGGATATAGAAGTCAGAGTAAACCGCGAAGGAAGAAATAAATACGGCGAGCCGTTAGAACAGGTACAATGGTCGGGTAAATGCAATTATCAGGATAATGGCAAAACAGTGCTGACAGCAGAGAAACAGTTAATACAATTATCGGGGTGCGCACTGATACCGGGAGATATTGCACCGGAGCTTCCATCACTTTCCGGTGGTGAGCTGATTGTGAATGGTGTAAAACGCAGAATCTATGAAGGGACAAAAGCAAGAAACCCGGACGGAACAGTCAATTATACAAGACTGGAGGTAGAATAGTGGCAAAATACGTCAAATCGGTTGTAAAGATAAACACACCACGGATTCAGGAAATCAATAAATGCGCGGTGAAGGCACTGGAAATGACAGCAGAAGCATTACATACGGATATTGTAAATGCAGAGGTTATGCCGAGAGATACAGGACATATGGAAGACGAATCCACTTTTGTGGATACTTCACAGAGCAGTCAGGGAAAGGTAGGCATTGTAACTTCTACACCGTATGCAAGACGTATGTATTATCACCCGGAATATCACTTTCAGAAGTGGGAAAACGCATTTGCACAGGGAAAGTGGTATAACCCATGGTTAAAGGGCGGAATTTATCAGAATGACATAAAAGATAATTTCCAAAAGTTTATGAAGCGGCTTATGAAGTAGGAGGTGATAACGATGCTGTATTTATCAGAAGTGAGGGACTTTATTGCCGGTCTGCTGACGGGTATTGTAGATGATGAGAATGTCTACAGTGGCATAATGCAAGATAAGCAGGAAATGTCAGTTGGTGTATACAATCAGAAGCGTGGAACTCCAAAGCTTTCAGCAGTGGGAGTAAATCCGTCATACAGCCGTAAAGCGGTAAGCGTTTTGGTACATTGGAATAAAAGTCCGAAACAGACAGAACATGCCGCGGCGGCGGTATACGCTGCAATAGAAAGAGCAGGGAGAACCAAAGCAGGTGCAAACAATATATTGTTTGTAAAAATGACAACGGAAGAAGCAGTTGACGTGGGGACGGACGACAACGGTGTTTTTGAAATGGTTATAGAATTTGACATTTATTATGAAAGGCAGGATACAAAATGAAAAAGATGAATTTACAGTTTTTTGCTGATGCAAGAACGGGGGTAAATCCGACTAATGAGATTCTTTTTGGTGTATGTACAACGGGAAGACCGGCAGATATTAAAACGGCAGATTACACCACGGTAAAAGATGCGGAGAGCCTTAGTGTTTCCATTGACGGTTCAATGGAAAGCTGGAATCCCATGGATGCAGGGGGCTGGGCAAGAAATTTAATGACGGCAAAGTCACTTACAATCTCAATGGGCGGCAAAAGAAACTACGGTGATAAAGGCAATGATTATGTTGCAGGGCTTGCCTTTAAAATGGGGCAGGACTGCAATTCGGCAATGAAAATTACATTTCCGAATCTTGATGTGCTGTATATCCCATGCGTTATCAATGTCACTACGCTGGGTGGTGATTCGACAGCGATTGAAGCGTTAGAGTGGGAAGTTGCATCAGACGGCAGACCGGAGTATGTATCATACACAGAGTAAAATGAAAGTTAAGGAGAGATGAACATGGCAAATATGATTGATATTTCAAAAATGATTACAAATGAGTTACCGGTGGTAAAGATTACAGATGACATTGTAGTAACGGTAAATAACAGAAAAAGCACGATTTTAAATATTCAGGCAATGGCAATAGAGGTAGATAAAAAGGCAAAAGAAGGAGAGGACAACACATCACGTCAGGCAAAGTTTATGCAGAAGGCACTGGGTATGCTGGTGGGACAGGAAAATGCAGAAAAAATTGAAGCACTTGATCTGCCAATGCCGGAGTACAGTGCGGTATATCAGGCGATTATGGGAGTGGCTTCCGGCACATATGAGGAAGAAGCAACACCCTCAAAACAGTGATGCGTATTATGATATATTCGATGACTGGAATTTGATTGAAGCCAGTTTTTTAAAGCAGTACGGAATCAGACTCCGGACAGAAGATGATATGTCCTATGCGGAGTTTTGCTCATTATTATCCGGTATTATGCCTGATACACCGCTGGGACAGGTGGTAAGCATCCGGGCAGAAAAGGATATGAAGGTAATTAACAATTTCACAAAGGAACAAAAAAGAATCCGTAATGACTGGCTGTTAAAAAGAAATCAAAGACTAAAAAAAGACAGGAATGCATATATGGCATACTGGCAGAAAATTCAATTAGGTTTAAAGGCTGCGTTCTCAAGATAGGGCGCAGCCTTTTTTATGCCGGAAAGGAGGAGAATGTCAGAATCGGAAGTTGCAAGCGTATATCTGGGACTGCATGTTTCTGCACAGGATTTAACAGGACAGATTACAAAAGCCGCGCAGGATGCAACCAAACAGACAACAAATATTTTTTCGGGATTAGGAAAGAAAATTGGTGGGCTGCTTGGTACGGCAGCAGTAACAAAATTTACCAAAGACTGCATTGAAATGGGTTCAAACCTTACAGAAGTGCAGAATGTTGTTGATACTGCATTTGGAAATATGGTGGGAAGTGCCAACGAATTTGCTTCAAACGCAATGGAAAACTTCGGTATGTCAGAACTGTCTGCAAAAAAATATCTCGGTGTGTTTGGCCAGATGAGTTCGGCAATGGGCATAACAGGGAAATCTGCGCTTGAAATGGCAGAAAATGTGACAGCGCTTACCGGTGATGTAGCATCTTTTTACAACCTTGGTACAGATGAAGCTTATACAAAGTTAAAATCCATATGGACCGGTGAAACGGAAACGTTAAAAGATTTAGGTGTTGTAATGACACAGACGAATCTTGACCAATATGCTTTAAATAACGGCTTTGGTAAAACGACAGCAAAGATGACCGAACAGGAAAAAGTAATGCTTCGGTATCAGTATGTTACCAATGCATTGTCTAATGCCAGTGGCGATTTTGCTAAAACGCAGGATAGCTGGGCAAATCAGACACGAATCCTGACATTGCGGTTTCAGCAGTTCCAGGCAACGCTTGGAAAAGGGTTTATCGCACTATTTACACCGATTGTGCGTGGAATTAACAGCTGCCTTATCGGATTACAGAAGCTTGCAGAGGGCTTTACCAATTTGATATTAATGCTTACCGGAGCAGATATATCATCTTCGACAGGAAGTATCGCAACGGATTTATCGGGGCTTGGTGACAGCGCCACAGATGTTGCGGACAGCGTATCGGGAATAGGCAGTGCGGCATCAGATACCGCTAAAAAGATAAAAGGCTCACTATCGGGGCTGGATGAACTGAACAATCTATCCATAGATGACAGCAGTGACAGCGGAAGCTCCGGCGGGGGAATATCGGCAGGAGAAACAGGAACATCTTCGGCGGCAACCTCTATGGTAGAGGAAGTTGGAAAAGTATCAGATTCACTTGCAAAGTTTAAGCAGCTTGCAGAGGAATTAAAAGATATTTTTAAAACCGGTTTTAAAGAGGGATTAGGAAAAGATTTTACGGCAAGTATTTTGCGGCAGAAAAAACACATCCTAAGCATTAAAGATTCACTTAAGGATATTTTTACAGACCCACAAGTCACAAATGCTGCATATAACTACGCAAAAAGCGTAAGCAGGACATTAGGAACAGTTTCGGGATCTGCTGTCAGCATCGGAGCATCAATCAGTGAAAATCTTTTAGGCGGTTTTGACAGCTATTTATCTAAAAACAGCGATTTTATCAAAGACAAATTTGCAAATATATTAGACCTTGGTGCGGTATTTAACGAGGAAATAGGCAAATGCTGGGAATTTTTAGCACGAATTTCTGAAGTATTTAGAAGTGATTCAGCTAAAGGAATTACTGGTGATATTATAGCGATAATTGGGAACGGTTTTTTAGAAGCCCAAGAGCTTGCATTACGCTATGCGACAGATATAGCCTCTATTTTGATAGACCCGCTGTCTGATAATACGGATAAAATCAAAGAAGCACTTGAGGGAACGTTGACCTCTGTACAAAAGTTTACAGATACAGTTTCAGAGGATTTTACAAAGTTGTGTTCCCATATGAGTGACACATATGACGAACATATTCACCCGATGATGGAGTCTTTCAAAAACGGACTTTCGGAAATTTGTTCCAAAATGCTGGATACATACAATGAATATGTGGCACCGATTGTTGACAGGATATGTGAAAAAGCTTCGCAGGCATGGGATGAACATATACACCCTGTTTTTATGCAAGTGATAGACAATATTGGAAAAGTTGCAGATTTGATAAAGCTGCTTTGGGAGAATGTTGTACAGCCATTTGTTTCATGGATTGTACAGGATATTATTCCGGCGGTAGCACCTGTGATAGAAACAATAGCTGATACGGTTATTCAGTGTATTTCAGATGTTATGGACATAATTGGAGATTTTATCTTGGACCATAGCTTGACCGGGTACACAAACTGGAATGGTCGCTGCTA